AAAGTAAGTGGGCAATGCCCACTTACTTACAAAGCGGCATTGCCTGCTAATGGTATATTTATACACCCCCATTAGCAGGTGTGATATCTTAAGCGTATCAAACTAATTACTTACAAACGAGTAATTGCGTTGGTGTTATTTTTATAGGTAACCACCCCTATAAATAAATTGGTTAAGGACAGAAGGAGCTGGGTCTGAAGACGCGGTATTAGTTCCTAAATATGTGGCACCACTCTTAAAAATTACAAAAGGTGGCGCTATAGAATGATAACCAAATCTAGTTTCATCAGTAAGCCCTACAAACAACTCGAATGAGAAATTAGCTGTTTTATCACGCGATAAGTTCGTGAACTGAAACAAAACTGAACCAAAATCTGCTTGCGCTACATTAACTGGCGCTGCGTTACTGTCAAAGTTGTAAAACTTATTAGGTCCACCCATGAATTTATAAAAGGATGTATCGGGTACGGCAAATTCATATATAGCGTGAGTACTATTTGACTCTTTACTCACTATCTGAAAAGGTAAAGGAGTACCGTCTGACGGATTTAGTGGTGATGGAACTGCATTGACATTAGGCAAAGCAGACGCTATTACTTTGCTGTTGGTAAGCGCATTTAAGTTTTGCGGTATATAATATAAACGCAGACTCAAAAGATCTACATCTGATATAGAATCTGAATTAATATTATACAATGATATTAAACATCTAAACTTAAAACCTGGGGACTTGCCATAATACATACGGCTAAATGTCTCTATTGGTGTATAATTCCATAACGATGGGTTTTCTCCCAAAAATGTTGACAATGGCACTGCTGTATTAACTGTGACATTAGGGTCTACATTTGAAGTGTACACTTGTGACTTGTACATTCTTCTTAGGAAGTGTCTTATATCTAAAGATGGCATAAGCCTTGTCATATGAGCTAAATTTTGAAGTTTGGCGTCTACTCTAGTTGTATGCGACTGCTCTTGAGGTTCATTCATGACTTTGATTGTACCGCTTTGAGGTAAAAAAGAATGCGGCTCCCGAACGTTCATAACTTTCTTCAGTCTAAGAATCTGGTACGTTTTCAACATACTCACATCAGCACTAATGCATTTGGTAGAATTATCATATGTCCATGTTTTAATTATAGCTTCAAAAGCGTCATTATCACCAATAGCCTCTCTTACGGCTGTCCAATTGTTGTAAATAGTATCGCCAAGGCCGTGCATGTTTACTTTTCGATACGCTTCAAATTCGTTCCTTTGCGCATCGGTCCACTTGGACTTATCCATAGTATAATTCTTATGTTTAAGACTATCAACAAATAAGTGTAGCAACGTGAGCTCTCTATTCTCTCCATTTCTATAAAAAGCTATATTAGGTTTAATGCGAGTCACTGAGACAAAATTATGTTTAGGTTGATTGGCACCTACTTTAGCGGGTTGTAATGCAGATTGAGGGCCAGGTATCACGCCAAAACTGCTGTGATAACTAGTAGCCGTTGTGTAACCATAAAAAGTCAAATCGGGTTCACCAGATAAAAAGATGTTAAATTCAATAGTATTTGGTGAAGAATCTGATATAACTAAAGGCTGAGCTACATAAATATAATAAATGCCATGGAACAGAGCTTCCGTATCTGTATTCGTCGCGCAAGGTGTAATATCATTGCGACATAAATATGGTAAAGAAACTTCATGCTCTTGGCCTCCCTCTGTAAATTCTAGTAAATGAGTTGGTGCATTAACCACACTTTTATACTCGGGGTATGCTGTGGCTATTCTGACCGAAGGGTTGTACATTTTAATCACTTTGAGTTTACATTGTTGTTTATTATTCATTACAGATTGAATGGTGAGTTTCATAGACCCTCTCCATCCTCTACTCATAGAATGCAACAATTCCAAATTATTATAACACATTCTGCCATCTGTTGCCTGTTCGGCACCACCTTGGAAAGGTGAAATGGGTCGCGCCCACTTCATGGTTCCTACTCCGTCGTTGACGCTAACAGTAAATGTTCCTATCAATTGTTTCTTAGTTATAATATTAGAAATAGCCATCTCGTCCACGTCTGATCCAAATATTGGTTCTTTCACAATACGGTTAAATTTCACAAACGGATCCAATTTTTCAAAAAATTGGGGACAATCTGTATTATTAACGAAATTGGTCTGGTTAGTTATAATACGTTCCTGAACTTGAGGTATATTAGGGTTATGAAGCCCGGTATACTCTCTAATAATTTCACGTCCTGAATCTATAGCATCATTCACTACACTCTTCACTCCGGTTGTAGCCGAATCTAACAAGCCTGTGGCAAACGATTTCACTTCACTTATTAAACCCGACTGCGGTTGAAATTGTGGAGCTTGTAACTCTATGTCAATTGGTAAATCTTCACCTGTTAAACATACGAAGCCAATACGGGCAAGAATACTAGCTATTGTTATAGTCCCTGTTACGTACGGCGCATACTTCATGAATCGTCGGTAAATCTGTCTCTTACGTTCTGGTGTATACTCATGCCAGTGACTTAAATTATTCTCACTGGCTACCTTATCAAAATCTTCATAATTTGGGTTAAAACAAGACATAAGCTGCTTGCCACTTTGGGCGGTCCAAGTGACGTAACGTGGTGTAGGTACAGCTAAATCAAAATTCTTAAAACAAGCTTCCACTATGATCCGCAACGAAGTAGAAGATCCAGTGGATGGTTGCAATGGGTTCAAAACCATATAAACAAGTGTGGCATAATTGCCATTAGTAACTGTTATATCCAAAGTTGTATCATATCCGGATGTTTGTTCCATATCTGTTGTGGCTAAATCAGTATTGCAATACCATGGAACTGGTATAGCTACTGAAGTAGCTTCATTGGCGTGTAAAAATGCATGGGGACCAGATAATATAGTATTAATCAATCTCTTATTATTGGCGCCGACTAAAGTTGGATAAGCGGGAAAGGGTGGTAACACGCCTACCAATACACATCCAGCGTGCGTTATAGTCCCAGCCATTGAAACATTAATTATCAAGTCTGGTCTACCATAAGCGGCCATCTTAAACATATTCAAGACAGATGCATTACTACGTGCTATATCTCCTGGTAAAAACTTAACAGTGCTAGTCAATAAAGTATAACGCGCAGCAGTACTAGGGTATATTACTTCATCTACATAAAAAGGTCTCTCAATAAAAGACTTAGCATCTACTCTATAAGCGTCGGGTATATCTACTTTCATAAACTTATCATTAAATGGCGAATCAATTTCTTGTATTTCTCTGGTAGTCACAGATGCTACAGTGGTAGTCATATTCTGCGAACTTATATCAAAATCGGTATTAGATACCTGTTTAAATTTATCATCTACGTTAATTAATTGAGCAACAATAAATACTTTCATCCCGCATATTGTCAATAACGGGCAATAAGTGATAATTTATCAACGTATCATCACGGCCGTTCTACATCACTACAAGAACGTTTTATAACCGTATAATAAATACATTAGCTATAGGTTGCCATCCTGATCAACAAGGTTTTATTTAAATGGTAAACTCCATTATTATTATTATTTACAATTATACATTTACAAAATTTTAGAAATTATAATTTTTCTTCTGCATAGTTACTACATTATCATAACCTGCAGGATCTTCCAATATACGTAATACTCTATTCTCATCAAAAAATGCTTCAAAAGGGTAATTATTCTCAAATGTGCGTGTCAATTCGGCGAACAAAGTTGGTGAATGTAAGTAAGATTCGATCTGCATAGAACGCATCTTACCTACCATGGCTTCATAAGTGTCTTCTGTAGTTGTATCAATCCATTGTAAAGTATTCATTATCGTGTCCAAGGATAAACAACCCACATATCGTCCCAAACGTGGGTGCATCCTAAAATGTCTCTTAACATACGTCAATTTGTCGAAATCTTGTGTCGCTTTTGTAATTTTACTCTTATCTCCATTCGTACAATCCATTCCCAAAGATTCAGTTACCTGTCTAATAGTTAACAAATTAAAATAAGGAGCTAATTTATCATCAGCTCCAAAAATTTTATCATCTCCTGTTACAAAATCAACTACAGCATGTACATCATCTACACACGGGTTTGGTTTGTATCTATATATAACCAAAGCTGTCAAGCATTTATTTAATAAACAATTTAACAACAAAGTCAACCAAGTTCCCGAAGGTAATCCATGCGTCGTAGCCATAATTTCGTCATTTACCAATACAAAAGAAGTCGCTATAGTGTTAGATAACCACTCTATCATAAATGGATAATCTCCTTGGTAAAATTCTGATAACACTTCCATTATAGCAATAATAAATACTGCCAATATAGTGCCATCCCATTTACCAAAATCCGCATCTCCTGTAATCTTGCACAATTTTAATTTCTTAGCTAACTTATCTGCGTCAAGGTAAGGGTTGAATCCTACGCTAATACCTGTTTCCATTCGCGTGTTCTTAAAATGTTTTAACAATTGACCAAATATTTTCTTAGTCCACCATATGTGTCCTAAGGGCATAACCCTAAAAGTACGCGGCTCTCCTACTTTAGTCGATTTTCGTAATTCATCCTTAAATGTCTCTCTACACATAAAATCATTATAGTCGTAATTTCCTACTCTAGCGTTCTCTAACACTCTATTTATCAATTGATATGCTTCTGGTCTTATTTCCTTGTTAACAAAATCAAAGTAGGCTTCTTTATCTTTCAAACATCCATAACCATTACTCGAATCTTTGTTTAACGCTGGTACATATTCTCCCCCAAAAGCTACTTCTTTATCTTCTAAATCAGTAAAAGGGATCATAACGGTACGTAAATAACTCTTAATAAATTGTATTTCATCATCGGTTACTCTTCCTTGTTTCATAAAAGTTTTGCGTGATAACATTTTAAGCGTTTGAGCGGGTGTACCTTTTGAATGAAAATTTGGTGGTGCTTTCTCATCAATTTTGTCAATCGGTGTTTCGGTAAATAAGTGTGGTCTTTCCTCTATATTACTAATCAAATTTCTCATTTCTTCACAATTTTCCTTATGCAATGGACTGGGCTTAAAAGACGTATCTCCCAACGCCCTTATCTGATCTATTTTTCCTTCATATCTTAAACGTGAGCCTGAAAAATTGGGTATTATCTTCTCATCTATATCAAAATTTGTTGCTGCTGGAGTGTCCATCATCAATTCTCGTATTTCTGCCATTATATGACTCGGTGGTTGTACGCAAAAACCAACAGCAGCACTTCCCGCTACATGAAATCCTATTATACCGGAACCGGGTGCTGCAAGAACAGTACCACAGGCTCCACTAGCTGTAAATGGCGTAAAAAATCCACTTCCTTCTGGATGATCAAATTTACCGTGTATATTGGAGTATTGTACTCTCTCGTCGTTTCGCATTATATCCTTATCATAAATTACTGGATAATATCCACATGAATTTATCAAGTAACATTGTCTGGCATTCACAGTACTGGTAGGAAAAATCGCTCTATTCAATTTGTACAAAGGTACAGTGTTCTTAATCTCATATACAGCTAAATCACTCAATACATACTTTCTCACTAATTTTAGTTGTACATTCTCTATCTCTACGTGTCCTTGCTTATAATGGTCCCACGAGTGATACAAATCCACAAATTTATTACCTATATCAAGATGAGCCGGTATCAGTATACGCCTTCCACTAACTACGCATTGAGTATGTTCATCTTTTAAAATGTCTCTAGCATCTCTAACTACCATAGTCTTACAATGTTTACGTATTTCCTTGATCCATTGTTCGTGTTGATTAACCAAAACTGTGGTTTGCGGTTCAAATTCACTATTATCCATCTTAGTAGCCTGTCTTATATTATCCGCTGTAAACTCAGGGGTGGGCATCTTTTCAATCTCTTTCTCTCCACAAAAACAACTCGCTATATACCAAGCGAAAAAATACAATAACAATCTAGCTAACACATTCGATTTAATCAATACGTGGTAAATAAAATCAACAGTCGTTTGAGCCATACTACCTAATTCAGTTATAAAATTCACTATATACGGTAATGCATCACTCATATAATCGCGTAGCATATCGATATAATAGTTGACAAATTCTTTACAAATATCGTAATAAAAAACAAAAGTATTATCTAATAATGATGCGTCATAATAGCCAATAGCACGAGGTTGTTGTCTATCAATATATCTTGCATCCTCTTGGTTGGCATCAAAGCGTCTCGTTAATAAAGAATTAGGCATCATAGCGTGGAATACATATCGCATAAAATAAAAGTTGCCCTTACTATAATTCAAATCACTCTGTGGTGTGAAAACATCATAATAACGGTCTTCTGGTTCTGGTACTTCTTCTAATATATCTCTCAAATCATTTATATCTATATTCATAGAAGCATTATTATTCTTCTCCGATTTTACTACGTGTTTAAAAATAGCGTATAACCAGGATAATGCTCTTTTCGTATTGTCGGGTCTACATTCATCTGAAGTCGTGAATGTTGTCTTTAAACCAAGTGGTACATTAACAGCTGTATGGTTTATAAATTTGTTCTCCCATACTTTTGAATTTATATGATCGTACTTGTAATAAGAAAAATCTTGTGAAAAATGATCGGAACTTCCACGATTGATGTTAATAACATGAGCACGCCTATATAAGGCTTCAGGTTCTGATATACAATCGGAAGATGTAAAACCATTTAAATCTCTAAAGTGATTAGTCGTACATAAAACAATCTTCGAATTAAAAAACTTCGTATTCTTTTTAGATGCTGTAGCGCAAGGCAAAGGATATTTCACTGGGGATACATAATTAATTAAATACCTCCACTGGGATTTTCCTTGTTGTCCTACATCATCCATAACAAAAACATCCTGGTTCTCATAATCGTCGTAAAAATCTTTACCATCTTCAGCGGCTGGCACTGAATGGCATATTGTTGTCATTCCACTCTCCTTTAACAAAGCTACAAAAGAATTCATAATACATGATTTTCCTGATCCGGCTTCACCTTCAAAGACAAAGCAAATGGGTTCATCACGACCGGACGTATCAAAAGCTTGACAACTTTTCACAACATTGGATTCAAACAAATTCCACGTAGTAGCAAAATATTTGTTATTACTATTCTGTACGTAAGATAAAAAGCTGGGACTAGTTTTCAATGCATTATATTTAGTCATAATTTCTTGTCTAAACGTTGGATCGAACAAAACCTGTGGGTTAGCTATGTATTTAGTATATATGTCACACACTGTCTTAATGTCTCTATGCATAAAGACCGATGTACCCATCTTTTCTAACATACCTAAAATCAATTTCTCATTATCTTCCGATATTATACGACAGTCTGCAAAAGGACATGAAACCCACTTGACTATTATAATCAAACTCGTAAATAATTTCTCTGCCATATCTAAAAACAATTCGGATTCAAAAACACGTTTCCCTGTCAATGCGGTGAATGTTTTAATAGCATTCAACACATCAGAGGGTAAACCTAACAAAGAAAAACCTAAAATCAGATCTGTCAAAGTAGTTCCTGCTTGAGGAGTATACATTCTCGGTTGTGGTGACAATAAATCTACATAACGCGCATGTATAGTATACAATTGTAACAAAACACTCAACAACTTAGTAGCCGTTAAGTATCCTTCTCGTAAATTCAATAACAAAGCCATAATATCTAAAAACAATAACTTGGAAGCTTTAGAAGTGATCTTATCCAACATCATTTTAGCATTTTCCAACATAATAAATGGTGATCTCAATGTATCCATACACTTTTGTATAAATCCAATTTGAGGTCTAAACTTACTATTCTTCTCTCTAACTATCATAACATGACTTTCATCCACATTCATAAAATAAGTATCTAACATACCATGATTTTCATATATCCTGGCATATTTCCTATATTTATCTTGCGATACTTGCATCAACAAATTACGCGATAAGAAACAAACAAATCTGCCTGATTGCTTATATTCATAATAATTAAAACCTAACGTTTGTTTCTTATAGCATTTATTGTATTGCTTTCCCATTACTTCACATATTTTCTTAACATGTGAGTTCTTTGTAGTACGTTCGTGTACCAAACGACTTGAGATAGGCTCAAATTCCTCTTGACATATTTCATTGTATAAAATTGAATTTAAATTTTCCATATTACACATTGGATCCTTTTTAGAAGGTTGGTTGCAAAATCAGTATTACTTAACGTTCACTATAAGCTTACTCTGTTACCATTAGAGGTGTGGTTTTCCAGACACATAATGTTCAGGTAGTATCATCATAGCGTTGGCGTTATAGCTCATGACAGGGATGTCTCCTGGCATTTTAACTGATCATAATGCCCTTCATATTAGGGATGGGGCTTGTTTCTTCCAAAAGAAACTACCCCGGTGTTACGTTTTCATGAAGTGACGTAACCACCAAAGAAAATAGCGAGATTTAAGCTACAAGAACTTAATTCGACTGAGTAAATTACAGAAGTATTCGCTAGGCCACCGTTTATGCAAACTGTGGTTAAAAATATATATATCCAAATATTTCAAATCAAGCCATTAAGAGTACACGTATTACTTAGGTTCAGGATGATCTTTGCACAAGGCTATCATCGTGTTAGTCTCATAATACGTCTAAACCAAAAACAACCATGGTCCATAATATCATTATTAAATTACTAGATCATAATGTTTTAAGGAAACATAAACTCGGGGAGATCAACCCGTAAGTCCAAACCTATAAATTTGTCGATGGCTAACTCGACCACGCTTCGATATTTTTAAAGCGATTCTAAGCCATGTTGGCATGTATACAAAAGAAGTTAAATCAATAATAATAAGTTACCGCAGAGGGCTCTCAATTGGTTTGCTCCAACTGAATAAGTCTTCCGTTACCTTACTTCTCATTAATCTTATGAATTAAAATTATACATGCATTCTATTGGG